CATGACATTGTAATCTTTCGCCTTCTCAAGGTCGATGCTCAACGGGAGGTCTGCCCTCAGAACCATGTTGCGATTGTCGAAATACTCGCATATCGGAAGGACGATTTCAATATGCGTCATGAGGGCGCGTTCCTCCGCGTCCTTTCTGGAGAACCCAGACTTGACAAGACCATTAACGGTCTTGCCATATCTTTTCAGGACAAACGGTCTCTCCTGACCTTCATGGTAGATTTTATCGTAGAAGAATCCAGGGTCGAACGACTCTGGCTTCGAGAGGCGGGATTCGTTGCGAATCATTTTGAGCGTGTCGGTCGTCATGCAGAGGGAGACGTACTTTTCATCGAGACCGAGCAACCCCATTCGCTTGCCGTTGACTTCTCCAGCGTCCTTGAACTTGAAACAGAATTCTGGAATGTACTTGGTTAGAGGCTCAATCACGTCCAAGGCTTCTTCCTTGTTCGGTGCGCATTCGTTTTCAACAGCCGTCCCTTCGATGAAATACGCCTCCATGTTCTCGGAATAGCATCCGATGTCGATGCGCTTCTTCCAGTCGTTGAACGAATTCTTCGACAGGACGAGCATGATTCTGCCCGTCCATTCTGGAATCGGAAGCCCAGTGATGCAATCGACACATACACCTTTGATTGTCGCGCCCTTGTTCATTTCTCTTTTCCTTTCTTCTATTTCTTGATGATGACTTCATCCACGACACCATATGCCACCGCGTCTTCGTCCGAGAGCCAACGGTCGCGTTCCGTGTCTTCCCTGAGCTGGTCAATCGTCTTCCCGCAGTTCTTGGCGAGGATGCCGAGCAGGATGTCGTTGACGGCTTCGGTCTCCTTCTGGGAAATCCTCATGTCCTGCACGTTGCCAGAGCTTCCAGAGCTTGCCTGATGGAGCATGACGCGGGTGTTGGGCAGGATGTAGCGGTGCCCTTTCTCCCCCGCAGACGTGATGACGCTCCCCATCGAGGCGATGAGTCCGTGAGCTGTCACATGGACTGGGTTGGAGACGAGGTTCATGGTGGAGATGATGGAAAGACCAGCGTAGCAGTCCCCGCCTGGAGACGCTATGTACATGTTGATTGGCGCGGTCGGGTCTTCCGCTTGCAGGAAAAGCAGTTCCGCCACGATGACGGAAGCCATGTGCGGTTCGATTTCGCCGTCAATCATGATGATTCGGTCTTTCAGCAACCGAGAGTAAATGTCCTGATGGAGCGTGTTGCCGTCCGAGTCGCGTGTGACGACCACTGGGATTCCGATGTTCCTGACTTCCTTCACTTCCTTGATTTCCCTGCTGACTGTGTTCATGGATTCTCCTTTGACTATATGATTTGATTTCAGAATTCGTCCACGTCCGCGAGGACGATGGCTTGCGAGACAAGCTCGTAGATGCCCTCGCCACTGATGGAGCTTTCGCGGTCGTCTTTCGCGGCCGTGATGCGCCAAATCAGCTTGACCTCGTACTCGTTGAGGCTGATGTGGCGTACCACGATTTGCATCGAGCTTATCCTTCCGAGCAACTTCTCGCCAAACTGCGCCTTGATGAATTCTATCTGCTTCTCGTCGCAGAACCCTTTTATATTTTGAAGGTCCTTGCTCCAAGTGCCATCCTGCATGACATAGCTCATGTACTTGCCCTTTTCGTATGACCTGAAGTTGTTCTCCTTCAGGTATCTCGTTTCGAGTTGGTTCATGTCCGTTCTCCTTTGTCTGATACAAAATCCTTTTCCTATAATATGAAGCATGCTCGCGAAAAGTCAAGTCAGCCGACATGGTTTATCGGAAAAGAGACATCAGTCGGTTGTCAGATGCTCTAGGAAATGGTATAGTGAAAACACGTCGTCGATATACGCATGGGCATGCCAGAACGCGAATATCTCCTTTGGCTCGACACCAATATCTTCCCTGATTAGGCTTTTCGTCTCGTCGTCGCATCCGTCCAATCCCATCTTGCAGAATACCGCGTATGGCAACATCATCCCGACATTGGAGTAGTCCTTCCGCCATAGTCTGTCGCCTTTCCGATGGTTCACCGCCTGCGGATAGAACCGAAAGCGTTTTTCTGCAAGCATTGGGGTGCTGTCGTACCAATACAGGTCAATCCCGTCGAAAGAAGGAAGCTCATATATGCGGCGGTATGTCATGTGCATCATACTGTCAAAATAAGCATTGGCATAACTTTCCTCGAATAATTCCTGAAGCCAGTTTGGTTTCCTGAGCATGGACTTGTTGATTGCAAACGCAAGTTCATGCTGGATGTCATCCAGCTTGAGAATTATCCCGTCTTTTCTGCTCCGCTGGAATATCCGCCTGTAGATATTGAAGCCGAACGAATCAATGTCTCCTTTCATCATTGAGACAATGGCATCCACCGCGTCTTGAGACATTATGGATGATTTATTTATTATCTCTTCCCTGAAAGGAATGCCCTTGTCTATGACGGTCTTGAGTTGCTCGTAGAAATCCAGATTGGATTTCATGGGGCTTTCATTACTGGGCGAGGGCTTGTCGAAATAATGGTCAAGCTCGAACAGATGGAATGCGTTGCCAAACTCCTCGACGCGCATGTAGTCCACAACGTCGTCGCCGTATTCCTCAAGAATCCTGTCCCATTCCTTCTGGATTTCCTCTTTGACCTCGTCCTTGAATCCTATCAGGCTTTTAAAGTCTGCATTCTTTCCCTCTGAGCGGGTTGAAAAGGAGTTCCCCTGTCGAAATGTATGTCGCGCTTCCTGTCTTTCCATATACAAGCTCCATGAATTCCTTCAAATTCACAAAGGCATTGATTTCGCCTATTGTGCAACGCATGCCTTTTTCCAGCGCGTCCTTCGTCTCTTCCGATGCCTTGTCAATTTTGCTGAAAGTGAACAAGGAACCCGCAGAGACGTAACCGACGTTGGTGTAGCTGGCTCTCTTCGGCTTCCCTTTTGTACGGAAGTTGATGGCTTGTGGCGGGAAAATCACGTCTATAATATTGCCGTCTGGCATTTTGACAGGCGTGTAGATTGAGTTGTTTTTAATCCTGTTGTAAGCCATATTCGACATGGAGCAAAGAAATCCATTGCTGTACGCTTCTTCGAAATACTCCTGCAACCAGTTCTTGTGCCCCTTCATGAGGGCTTTGTTCGACATGACGCAAAGTTCCCTGAACATCCATTCGATTGCATTGTTGTATAGCAACACCCAGTCCTTCGGGAAGACCTTCATGAAAATCTCAAGGGCGAAAATCCTCTTTCCGCCCTTGTAGCGTTCCCTTGCGTCATGATGCGACATGCCGTCGAATATCACGGATTCCCACTGGTCGTTGAGACCGTCGTCGCAATGGTCGATTGCGTTGCACTTCGTGTTGTTGACGAATTCATCCACGCCGTACAGCCCCATCGTCCTGCCGATTTCCTCGCTTGCGACGACATACTCTGTGATGTCGTCCTTCTCAAGCTCAGCCATGACCAACAGCCACCGCCTTGAAATGTCGTCGCCAACGGTCTCGCGGGCATGCCTCATCCTGTCCCGTAAACAAAGTTGCCTCATGCTTCCCTGCTCTTGCATTCGACGAATGTCTTCACTTCCTGCTCGGATGTCTTCCCCTCTTCGAGAATCTCAATCATGCGGAGACCGAATCCGAGGAATTCGCTGTACTCCTGCGGGGTGACACCGTACTCCTTGCACATAGCCTCGAATGACGTGTATGCATACCCGCCGTTAAGCTCGTTCTCAATCATGTCAACGATGTTCTGCGCCTTCTTGTAAGTAATCATCGCATTCTCCTTTTAGAGTGTTTTTGTTTTTAATATACTCCCTGTTTCGGAAAATGCAAGCCAAGTGGCATCATTTCAGCGCAAAAACATGGAAATGCACCACATCCTTGAAGTAGAAACATGTCCAGTTGACCATCAAAGCCGTCCTTCGGACATCATCATAAGGGGCGTTGAACCCTTCCGCGACGGCGTTCTGCAACTCGGACGACGAATTCTTCACGAACAAAGCGGACGGCGAATGCAGGGAAACGCGATTTTTCACGCCTTTTTCCAGTGAGAACAAACGCGGTCGCATGAAGCTTTCCTCCATGATTTCCTGCTCCCAGTTGGGATGGTTGGTTGCTATCACTTCTGAAACCTTGGCGTGCATGTCGTGGTCAAGCGAGGAGAAGATTTCCGCTTTCTCTCTGGCAAAAGGATGCGAAAGGACATTCCTGAACGCATCCACCATCATGCCCGTCAAAATCCGTTTCTTTGCTGAAACATCGTCCTTCGGGAAGAAATTCTTGAACTTGATGTAGCCGTGGTTTCTTATGAACATGTCCAAGTCGTCGATTCCAAGATTCATGGCGACTTCCTGCAAGTACATCTGGGTCACGACATCCTGCTCGTCGTACTTGGACAGGAAATCGTCCCAACGGCTCAGAATCTCGTCTTTCGCATTATCGAGTTGCTTGTTGCAATGATGGTAGAACTCGGTCGGGGGCAGTTCAGAATTTGTCTTTCCAATCTCTTCCATATTTCTGCTCCATGTACTCAAGATACGGTTTCAGCTCCTTCGCGCCCCATACCTCGATTGGATAGGGGAACCAGTCGAGCTTACGCCTCGCCTTCCTGTCCATGATTCCCTTGACCTCGACATAGTGACCGTTCTCAAGGATGAAGTCGGGCTGGTAGTACTCCGTCCGCTTGCGCCACTTGTACGCGAACCTGCGGGTGTTCCTCGTCAGCTCGATGTTGTGGTCGTGGAAAAACACGATAATGGCAAGCTCCCATGACGAATCGTACCATTTCCCGTTCCACCATCCTCTTTTGATGTCATGGTAGTTCCTCGCGCTCGGCATTTTTCCTCTCCTCGTATTTCTCCATCCTTTCCTTAATCAGCTCCCTTCGCTTGCCTTCCCGCTCATGCCACTCCGACAGCTTCCTCTCGTGGTTCAGGTCGTACATGGTATGCTCGGCGAGGTACGGGCACAGGCTTTCGCAGTTGGGTTTCATGCGGATTTTCCACATGAAGTCCTCCGCATTCCCGCATTCGAACCTGTAGATGTTGTCGCCAGTCTTGTACCATCCGTCTGGGAGTGGCTTGAGCAGGGCGGATGCATCGTCTATCCTGATGCATCCGCACCCGTCGTGCAAGGGATGGTTGCCACCGTCGCTCATGAACAGATACCAGCTATCGTCCTTCGCGACATGGATTATCTCCTCTGGGTGGAACGCCTTTCCGCAGTGATACCTGCAAAAATTGATGTTCATGGGCGCATCCCCTCAGATGTCTCCACCCTTCTTCTCGTTCTTCTTGAGGGTTTTCATGATTTCGTCGAAGTCGTCTCCTTCCTCTTCCTTGCTTTCGGCAACAGGCTCGTCCTTCCTCGCGAACTTGTCCTCATCGCAGAGACCTTCGACACCGCCGAGTTCGTCCGCGAGGTCATCGACGAACTTCTGGTTCGTCTCATGCTGTTCTTCCGTGAATTCGGACAGCGGGTCAGCCTTCATGTAGTATTCCTTCTTCATCGGCTGAAGCTCGACCGCCTCGGCTTTCGGGTTCTTTTTGTCCGTGTAATCAATCTTGAGGGACATGTAGTTCCTCTTCACGATGGTGATGTCATCGACGATGCAGGGGAACTGGGCGGACAGGTCGAACCCCTCGAACCGCTCCGTTCCGTCCTTCATCGCGAAATGGCGGTAGCCCGAAGTGGTCGTCGGGAAGCCGTCGCCTTCGACCATCTCGATGGTTTTCAGGAATTTCTCCCAGTCGTGGGTACGACCGCCGTGGTTAATCATCATGAGGAGATGGGCGTACTCCAACGCCTCCTCGTAGGTCTTGAAGACGTTGTGATAGGAAGAACTGCCATGCGGGGTGACGGTGCTTTCCGCGCCGTGGCGACCGTTGCGGACAGCCCAGAGGTTCATCGTGACGGAGTAGAAGACGTTCTTGGTCTTGATTTCCTTCTTTATCTTGTCTTCTTCCTTCTGCTCTTCCTGCCGTTGCTTCCGAGCCTCTTCCTGTTTCATCAAGCCGATGCACACGCCGACCTGACGCTTGGCTTCGGCGAGGTCTTCGGGCGAATTCGTCCATTCGTCATCGTCGTAGTCTTCATCGTCCTCATTATATTCGTTTCCGAGAATGCGTTTCTTGACATCTTCCAACGTAATCTCGTTCCCGTCCTTGTCAACGGGGATGACTTCGCCTCTCTTTATCTTGTCAATCGTCTTGAGTGCCTCTTCGCCCCACTTGCGGATTTCAGGCGTGACGGTGACTGCCCCGCCCATGCCGTTGTTGGCGAGTTCCTTGATTTTATCGGTGTACTTCTGCGCGAAGTCCTCGATGTCAAGCTTGATGATGGTGTGGTCTTCTCCATCGTCCTTGTCATCATCGTCGTCGAGGTCTGTGGTGGGTTCCTCGTCGTCGTCATCATCGTCATCCTCATCGTCGTCACCGTCTTCACCTTCTTCGTCCTTGAACCTGTCCATCTGGTTCACAAGCTCTTCCTTGCTGTATATGGCGACCGTGCCTTCGCTTTCACCACAGCCACCGCAGAGGGCGATGAAGTCCTGCGAGTCCCCTTCCTGCTGTCTTTCCCATCCTCCAGTAAGGAGACCAATGAAAATGTCCTTCGAGTTGCGTGGAGGTTCGGAATCCGTGTTCCATTTCTCCGTGTCGTCATCGTCAAGACGTTCGAGGATTTTCCTGATGCCGTTCTTGTCCAAGACATACGCGGTCGAGCACCAGTTGCCATTCACGGCGTACCAGTTGAACTTGTCGGCAAGCTCCTGTAGCTCGTCGTATTCACTTTCGGTCATGTCACGCGGGACGATTGGCACATTCCACCCCTTGACCTTGACTGGGATGCTCTTCGGGTCTTTCCACCCGAAATCGGTGCTCTGACCACGGTGCCTGTCGATGAACACCATGACGGAACCTTTGTCGAACGAGCCGTTTTCGTCCGTCTTGATTTCATCGAGAAGCGACTCCATGTCGGGACGCTGAATGACGAACAGCCCCTTCTTCTTTCCGTCGCGGATGAAACCGATTTCGTCGGCGCACCCTTCGGGCGACTCGGAATTAGGCTCAAGGTATTTTTCGTTTTCGACAAGCTGGCACCATCCGTCGAGACGGCAGTCGAATTCCCCCTTGAGGAAGGATTCGGTCAGCTCATGGACTTTGCCGAACGAAAGACCATGCACCCATTCCTCGAAGTTGTGGCAGATGGAGAGTTCGGGGTCGAGGCATTCGACACCTTCCCAGTCCTTCTTCTGGAAGTTGGCGCGGACGTACTTGACAAGCGCATTGTACTTATCGACAATCTCGCTGTACGGCATGGTGACTTTGAAAACCTTTCCTTCCAAGGCGGACTTGCGCTCGAACGCCTTGAACGCGGAAGAATTTGAGGAAGCCACTGGCTTCGCGAGTTGATTCGCGGACGGGACGGGTTTCGTCTGCTTGACGGGCTTCTCCGTCTTGTCGGCTTTGCACGGGCGACCCTTCCCGCCATCGACTTTGTGGGGGTCGCGCTTGTGCTTGAGGTTCCATTCGAGAGTCTGTGGCTGGAACTGTGGATTGTAGTCCTTCAAGCCCTTGGCGTGTTCGCCTTCCTTGCGGTTCTGGAAATAGTCCGCGATGTCGGCGAGTTCGAGTTCGGGGTTGCACTTCATGTCGTCCGTGTCTTCCTTGTCGTATCTCCGTTCCTTGGTATCGCCACAACGGTCGTACACGTCGCCTTCCGCATCGAAAGCGCACATGTAGCGGACATCATACACGTTGCCCTTCTCAGGGGCATACAGCTTCAATACGCCGTCCTCGGCGTAGATGATGATGTTGAACGTCTCGTTGCAGTCAAGATGCCCTTCGTAGGCATAGAAGACCTCGCCCGTCGGAAGCTGGTGGAAGCCAGACAATCCTTCATGGAAACTCTCTATGTAGGACTCGTCCCAGTATTCGGAATAGATATTCAGACCAATTTGTTCATAATGCGTCTTCCCTTCCCAAGTGACGATTCGTTCCTTAATGATGTTGACAAGCTCTTCCAGCGCACTGTCGGAATTGCTAGATTGGCATTCCATGAATCCGTAACGAAGGTCGGCGGGGAGTTCGTCGAAAGTCTTGTAAGGTTCAAGCAACTCGTATATCGCGTCGCTATTGCAGTAGTTGTCAGCCCCGTTGTCTTTCAGGGCGTTGAACATGAGCCTGTATAATTCGTCTTTGCTCTTGCAAATGTTTCTCATTAAAAACTCCTTGTGCTTTACTTATTTTAAAAGATATTTCCTGTCGATTTCCCACCACGGGTTCTCGTCCGCGATTCCATCGGCATGCTGACCGTCCTGACGGTTGCGAAAGAAATCTTCGACATCCGCAAGCTCGGTCTTTGCGTCGTATGGATATTCCTGCAACGCATCAATATTGTACTCATCGTTCTCGCCATGCTCGTCATGGCATGAGAACGCGCACATTTCCTTGACATTGAAGGCGTTCCCCTTTTCTGGAGCGTACCATTTCAGTTCACCATCCTCAAGATAAAGGATTGCGTTGACCATGACGTATTCCTCGTCTCCGCCATGTAAAAAACCGAAGAAGACCTCTCCAGTCGGAAGCTCGTGGATTCCGATGAGACCGTCGGAATTGCCGTACTCTTTTTCAGCGTCGTAGTCGCCCGTCTCGTCGCAACACACGGATACGTTCTCCCAAGACGGCTCCCAAGACGAATCATGGAAAAGCTCGAAGACCAGAGCATCAATGCATTTCTCCGCCTCTTTCTTCGACAAAGCACCGTTGATGTCGAACGGCATCTTGGGCTTCCAGAATTTTATGCTTTCCTTCCAATTCAAGTGCCTCGCCTCATCGTTCCACTTACGGTACAGCGCGGGGTCTTTGTACATCACGCTGTCGCTGGCAATTTTCTCATAGAACGATGCCTCCTGATAACCGTCGTCATCCTTCATGACGGTCTCGAAGACCTTTTTGAAAAGTTCCTTGTAGTCTTTACTGATGTTTCTCATATGTGCATTCCACTTTTAGCCACATACTATTTCATATTCTTTTTTGAAACTTGCCTTGGACAACACCTGAAACGTGTTGTCCTTGTAACGAATCACATAATCGTTTTTGCGAATGTCGTTAAAAAAGCAACAGGAGTGGGGATAACAATTACCGACAAACAACTGAAACCCCTGTTCCCATTCTTTTTTGGTGGTTGAAAAATGTTTGCCACAAAGTGTTTTTAATTCATCGTAGTTGGCTCCGTCGAATTGAACAAAATCAACCGTCTCCACCAATCCCGTGTTTTTGTCTGTTATGGTTGCTTTTCCCGCCATGTTGTTTTCTCCATTAATAAAGCAAATACATGTATATTCTTCATCCCTTATAGAATATCCATGTAACTGTCATCAGCATGCTGGTTTTCAGACCTGTTTTCAAAGTAGTCGGCAATGTCCTTCAACTCCTCGTCCATGTCGATTTCTGGGATTTCCGCCTCGTACTTTTCCTCCCAATCGCTCTTTTGGATTTTGTCCTGATAATCGGGTTCCTCACCATAAGCGCACATGTGCTCACGGCAGTACTGGTTCCCCTTTTCGGGGGCGTAAATCTTGGCTTTTCCATCCTCGACGTAGATGATGACGTTGACTATACTTAAAACCGCACAGATGGAAAACGCGAAGAACAATTCGCCAGAATCAAGGGAGTTCAGCCCGTCGAGATAGCCCTCTTCCGCGTCCTCGCCACCGCAAATCTCCTCGTTGTCGGCTTTGATGTTCAAGCCCGACAAGCCCTCATATCTCGACAGAATGCAGTTGATATAAATCTCGCTTATCTTCGCGCAGTCTTCGTCGGTCGGCTCTTCTGGGCTGTTTAAGCACTTCTGTCGCAACGCATCAAGGTCTTTCTTGCTGTCCTGCACACGTTGCAACTCCCACTTGTCGTAATGCGGGACTTCTGGGAACATGATGCTGTTATAGCATCCGACGACATAATCCTTGCGCGTCTTCGCAATGTTTCTCATGGCATGACTCCTTTGTGCTTGCTTTTGCATGAATCACCACAATTTGCCGTTGGCATGCTCGAATTCCTTACGGTTTTCAAAGTAGTCTGCGATGTCCTTCAATTCCTCTCCTTGGTCGCACATCTTTCCTTCATACTTGTCGTTGTCATTGTGGTTCCCGTAGGCGGACATGTACCTTGTGTTGAAGACATTGCCCTTTTCAGGAATATAGACTTTCGGGGAATTGCCCTCGACATACAGGATGGCGTTGACAGGCTCCTCCCAGTCGCCACCGCAATGGAACGCGAAGAACAGCGCACCGCTGTCGAGAGAATGAAGACCCATCAGACCCTTTCGGGTGTAGTAGATGTAGTCTTCCTCGTCGTCGCAATCCTTGTCCCAGTCGCGGCGGTCGTCCACATTCTCAAAGCTGACTTCCACATTCAGTCTTTCTGAATCACAGACGGCGCAAACAATGTCATGGAGATAACACGACAGGGTTTCTTCCCAGTTCTTCTTTCGGATGCCACCCTTGAATTCCTCTTTGAAATCAAATTCCGTGTCCTCTTCTCTCCACTTCTTGAAAATCGTTTTGAAGAACTTGTCTTCCTTCGTGCAGATGTTGCGTTCCATACAAGACTCCTTTGCCATATATCCAGAAACAAATTTTATTTCGCGTTGTTGAGCTTCTCCTCAAGCTCTTTCACCCTTGCAAGTGCCTCGACACGCTCGCTCTCGGTCTTCCTGTAAAGCTCCTTGAGGTCATTGTACTCAGCCTGTCTCTCCTGCTCGATTCGCTCCCTTTCCGCTGTTCTGATTTTTTCCACCCTGCTGAAAAGAAAGCCAGAAGGAATGACAAGAAGGAAGACGGCGACGATGACGAACACGAGCTTCGCGTCGAGTTCCTTGTTGAAGAACCGTTCACACCATGTCTCACCGAGTTCCTTGTTGGAGACAGTCGTGAAAACTTCAATGATGTACTGACCAATCATGATGCCCGCTGTCAAACCGAGGACATTCGCCACAAAATGCATGAATCCGACCATTTCAATTGCTCCTTTAAATTAAGATTGTTTCCTTGACTTCCCTCTGGTCATCCGTCTTGTCTTCCAGTTGCTCTTGGAAGAGGTATCTCTTCTCATGCTCGCGCCGAGCCTTTATCTGAATCATCAGTTCTTCGTGCCTTCTCGCATCCCTGTCCATGTCGTACCCGACAAAGAAATTGTGACCGCATTCAAGCGTGACGCAGTACACGAGGAGTGCGGAGAGATAGAAGAAGATTCCGTTCAGGTACTTCTTCGCCCCGATGAAGACCGCTCCTATGGCGAACATCGTAAACGCCACCAATCCGCTGAGAATCGCGAAAAAAAGCCATGCCATCGTATTCATTTTTCCCTTTTTTCTTGTGTTTGCGTAAAAATCTTTACCATTAATATACCACGTCTTTTCAGGATTGCAAGTTTTTTCGACAAAAAAAACGGCGGACATGGCAAAAAACCAGTCCGCCGTCGGCAAATGGATGAATTTTAACTAGAGGTACACCAGCTTGAGCGTCCTTTCAATGTAGTCCGCCTTGTTCTCCACGGCTGGCATGGTCTCCGCCTTGATTCCCCAGTCCTCAACCAAGCCCCTTATCAACATGTCGATTTTCCACTGGAAGTACGTGTTGACCGTCCTGACACCGTTGGCTTCCAGCCAGCCTCCCTTGTAAGGGAAGTAGAACAGGTGGGTGTACTGCTTCATGTTCTCCCTGCACACGCGCTCAAGCGTCGAGATTTCGTCCTCGCCGTACTTGTCCACGGAGAGCAACGCATAGGCGAAGCATTCGAGCGTGGTTCGGTCGGTGACGAAGCCATCCGTCCGCAAAAGCTGTTCCTGACGCATCTTCTTGTCCACGATGCTGTATTCGATGTCCTTGCTGGAGAGGAATTTCTCCACGCACTCGCAATTGTCGTAGTCGTATCCGAGTTCCTTCAGCAACGGTCTCGTGATGTCTTTCGAGCGGAGGAAGGCAACCCCCATCTTCCTCGCGACTTCCGTCGCCACACCGCTTTTCCCAAGCCCCGCGCTTCCAATCAGTCCAATTCTGTAACACATAGCGATTTCTCCTTTATGGAATTAATATGGCATGAAAAAGCTTTTTTCACTCCTGCGTCCTCATGAAATGAACGCCCCAGTGGTCGGAATCCCTGAAAATGTAGATGCTGTTCTTCTGGAGCTGTTCGAACAACGGAGTTACGACGCTATCGACCAAGTTTCCGAATTCCTCGTCCCTGTCTTTCCCCTTGCCCCATCTGGACTTGTATTCCGACACGAACGCATCGTACTCCCCGTGAAGACCCCTTGAGTCCACATACGCCAGAACCGCGCTCTTCGAATTCGCCCCGATTCTCTCGTCGCCAGTCAGCTCGGCTACGAAATTCCTGTAGTCCTCGCCACATTCTCCAGCGAACGCCTGCGTCGCCTGCTCCCCGACATCCTGCCTGCCGTCGATGAACTGCCGTACAATCCCGTCCAGCGAAAGCTCTCCCTCCGAGAAAAACACGGATGTCAAAAATTCGGAGGTCATCCGCTCCCCTATCCCACGGACGACCTCCCATTTCACAATCGCATCAGCCATTACTTGCAGTGCTCTTCCTTCAGCATTTCAAGGTCATACCTGTGCTCCTCCTCGTCGGCGAGAATGCTTCTGCACAGCCTCATCGTCACTTCATCAATGCCTTTGCAGTAGTCAATCAGCTTGTTGTAATAGGCGATTGCGTCCTCTTCAGCCTTGATGGTGATGGACAGCTCCTCGCAAACAGAATCGCTGTTCACTTCCGTCCAAGGATTGCCGAGCACCTGCCATTCGTTCGGATTGAATATCGGCTTGCCACCGAGCTGTTTGATGCGCTCCATGATTTTGTCGGCGTGGTCTTTTTCCTCTTTTTCATGCTGGGCGAATTCCTCGATTGCGTCATGACGGCCTTCGCCACGGGCGAGATTCTTGCAAACCCAGTATTGATAGGAAGCCAAAAGCTCGTCAGCCAACGCCTTGATGAGCATCTTCACCACGCCTTCCTCGTTCTTGTCGGTCTTCGTCTGGTTCTCGTTGACGATGCCTTCCAACGCCTCGATGTACTTGTCGATTTCACCAGCGGTAATTTCCTTTGCCATGATTGCGCCTCCGTATTCTGGTTAGATGATTCTGAAAAGGTTGGAACAGCGTTTCGTGATTTTGTAAACATTGCCGTCCTTGTCGGCGTAAACGCACCCGTTCACACCGTTGATGCCGTGGGAAGTCGCTATCAGCTCCCATTTGTCTGGAAGGTCCTTCTCGTCAACGTCCGTGACATCCTTCGCGCCGTACCAAGTCCTGATGTCCTTCTGGCTCACGTCCCTCGTGTCGGTTCCGATTCCAGCCATGAGGTTCTTCGCCATCCTGACCAGCTCTTTCGCAATCTTCAGTCTTTCTTCCATCTTATTTTCTCCTTGTTTGTGCAGATACAAAAAAATCCCGTACAACTGATATTATACGGGATTATAAGAAGAAAATGATTCAGGAAGGATTCCGTCAGTCCGATTCCACGTATTTGGCATACGTGTCGTCGTTCACATTGCCTGCCAGCGTGTTGAACAACGCGCACACGGACTTCTCCTGCTCCTCGCGCACCAGACCAGACACCACGGCCACATCCCCGTTTAAGGTTATCGGCAGGTCGAGCGTGCCGTCGGCACTCCATCTCGCCACTCCGTCTGGCGTGAGCTTCCCCTTCCCCTCGAACATGCAACTCCATGTCCGTTGCTCGTCCACGACCTCGGCGACATACTCGGTGTCGATGAAATCGCGGATTGCCATTGTCTTCGACGAGACGATTGACTTCGCTATGCGTTCCAGTTTGTTCATTCCAAGCCCTCTTCCGTAATCATTGCGCTCGACAAATACATGGCGAATAAACAAAAAGTCACTGCGACAAAAAAAGGAAAGCGCAGTGACTTCAAGGCTCCATTCAATGAGCCTGTTGTTCAGTTCTTCATCAGCGACCTGTGCATTGAAACAATGTCGGTCGCTTCACTGACCTTCATTTTTCTTTGATTCATTTTCTCGACATCATCTTCAGTAATCGAGGTGGAAATCTTGATAAGACCAGCCGTGACCAAATCCTTCATGGACGACAGCGCGAAGCCCTTCGCCTTCCAAGCCTCGAAGTACATCGCGGTGCTGTCGCGCCTTGCGCGGAGTTCATCGAGCTTCTTGTTCCATTCCTCAAGCTCCTTTTCGTGCTTCGTATTCATCAAGGACAAAATATTGTTCTGATTGTCCTTCTGACCAATCTTCCTGATGGTGGAACTGCATGTATCGTAAAGCTCTGCATAACGCGCTTTATAATGGCGTTCCAGTTCATTGTACTCGGCTTCGCATTTCTTCGCCAGAGTGCCGTAGTACGCGATTCCCGCTGCCTGAACCCTGAGCTGTTCGAGGAAATTCTCCTCGGTCACTTGCAATGCGTCGTAGTCGGGCGTGTCGAACCTGAACGCATCGAATTCTATCTCATGCCCTTTCTCGAAAGCATCGTCAAACTTTCCCATCTCCCGAAACCTCCACCAACTTCTTCATCTTGTTCAGAAGGCTGGCCTCCTTCCTGTAAGCCGTGACCTTCTCGCCTATCGCCTTGCAAAGCCTCTCCTTGCAGTCGTTGTAATCCTTCGCGGACTGGACACCGAAGACCACCTTCCCGTCCTTCGTGACCTCGCCCTTGTAAATCGTGCCGTGCGGGAACTGGTATCCCTCCTTTATCGTGACCTTGACCCCGTTCTCGTCGCGTTCAAAGTAGTTTTCCATCTTCCTCCGTCTCCACCTTCTTCAGCCTCATCTCGCGTTCCCCGTATATCTTCTCCACGCTGTAGTCTGGGTGATGGATGCTCGTCATCACAGTCCATGACATGTCGTGCAACTTCTCAAGCATCGCCCCCGCGCCGATGTAGCCGTACATGATGTTCTTCACCACGTCCTTTTTCTCGAACGCTGGCTTCGCCTTGTAAACCACGTCGTCGCCGACTTTCACCTCGCCATAATATGACACGCTTCCGCTGTAATCCTTTCTGCAAATCCCGATATTCACGTCGGAATTTTCCTTTTCCATCAGGAAAAGCGTCCTTGACAGGGATGAAAAGCACGTCAGGAAGAAGTCGTCGTCCTTTGGAGGGATGTGTTGCCAGCATTCGAGGTTCGTCACAGGGATGCTGTCGAGGTCGATTTTCTCGCAGAGGTCAATCATCCTGAAGATGAATTCCACCGACTTGTCTATCTTGGCGAAGAGGTTCTCGATTGCGTTGAACTTGGTATCGCCCTTCTCCTTGAACAGGACGAAGCTGGTCGCGCCGTTGTTGCCTTTCTTCACGGATGCCCCCGCGTAGTACGTGGTGACAGTCTCGCCAGAGCCAGAGCCGTTCCACTTGTACATCTGCTCGCTCACGAGGTTGACCAGCATGTTGCTGTTCGGCACGTCCCATGCCTCGTTCTCGACATAATCCCTTGCCATGAAAAATCTCCTTTGTCTTCGGTACGATGCTGAGGCGTGGCGCGTCAGTTGACCGCCCCCGCCTTTTTCGCTGCGTCAATCTGCCCAAGCAACTTCTCGCAGGCATCCAGCCCCTCCTGGTCGTTGTGCTTCTTTGCGAACGCCTGCATGAGCGTCAGGAACTTCGTGGACGGAATCAACTGGTTGTCGTAGTCCACAATCTTCTTCCTGAAATCCGCGTCGTCGATTCTCTTGCCGAGTGGCAAAGCCACTTCGAGGAGCATCGTCCTGACGTTCTCCTTGCTGATGTTGCTCTTGCGCACGCGCAACGTGTTCTTCATCGCGTACAGGTACTTGTTCACGATGTTGTTGGAGCAGACCGTGTTCAGCGCGGGAGGGCAGTAGAACGGGTTCTTCTTGTTCTCCTCGATTGAGAGGAAGTCGTCGAAGAACCATTCAAGAAATTCGACATAGTTCCCCCCTTCCTCCTTGAGCGTCTGTATCACGCGGTCTATGTTGCACTGGTGCAACGGGGAAATCTTGTCCCTGAATTCGAAGTTGGTGTAAACGAGGTACTTCTTCTTGAAGAACGCGACGAAGCCCCATTTGTCCGTCTTCGCGCTTTCCATGTCGATGTCGTCCCCGCCAGACTCCTTGATTGCCTGAGCTATCTTAAGCTCGTTCATCAGCGTCGTAAGAGCGACATTGACCTTGGGTGGCAACTTCCGCCAGTCCTCGTCGGAAGCCCATTGGAAAACGTGGTTGCAAATATCGTCGAACAGTTCAATATACCTTGTCTTTGATTTGATACCCATGATTCATCTCCATTGACTTTTTTACCGTGATTGCCGTCTGGAGATAATATGGCATCAACTCACAGGTCTTTCGTGAGCCTGTCAACAGATTTTACAAGTGCCTCGTTGTCAGAAAGAAGTAAGGTCGTCAGGTAGTCCTCGTGGTGCGTCTTCTTCAACGCCATGATGACGCGGTTGATGTAGCCCTTCTCCTCGTTCATGAACGCAAGCAGGATGTCTGGCTTGTCGTATTTCTCGGCGAGGTCGATGACCTTGCCAGAGAACACCCTGTCGTCCACTCGGCTCGACACGAGGTCTATGGATTCCATCAGGTCGTACCCGTGTGCGCAGAGGCATTCGAGACAACCCGCCGCGATGTGCTGATTGTGGTTGTCGAGGTAGCTCTTCATCCATTCGAGCTTTTCAAGCGTGTAGAATTTGTCCATCCCCTGGGCAACCGAATTGAACAGGCGTTCTGAATATATCCCTTTCAGGCATTTGTCGCGGAGATTCGCGATTCTGTTGTCGGCGATGCGCGTGTACGTGGAAGTGAAATCAACCATTTGTCTGAAAACCTTTTTGATTAACGGAAAGAACCAAGTGAATATAGTACAATGAACAATGCCGTCACTGGAATGGTGAATATCCAGAGCAGGGAGTAGAAAATGGACACCGCCACGCCACAGACGACCAAGGTCGGCACGGACGCATCATGCAACAATGTCCCTTCGAGACGCTCCCTTATCATATCCCAACATGCGGAATCCGCAATCGTGAGGAAAGACACCCACGCCACGGCAAGCATGAGTGCGACAAGCACCGCCATTGTCAGATAGATTTCCATGTAAGGCTGATACATATCAAACTCCTTTTTGAAAAGCATGTGTCGGCTTGGCTTACCGACCTTTAATATGCATCGTCGTCCTGATTTTTCAAGTCGCCACGGTTCCCGTTCATCAGTTTCATGTGGTCGTAGCCTTTCAGGAACCCGCTTTCCTGCAAGTCCTTCTTCAGGAGTTCGCTCCCGTAGTTCATCACGTCGTCCTCGTTCTCCTTCAGGTCTTCCTTCGTCTCGATGCCCATGTTGTGAAGCTCCAGCGCGGACGACTTCCTCTTGAGGCTGAACGTGTTCATGATGCTCGCGATGTTCATGGGGACTTTCCTGATTGCGCTGATGCTGGCGATAATCAGGTCGTTGGCGAGCGAGTTCAAGCCCTCTGACTCGGCGACCATGACAAGGGCATTGAATAAGCGGGGGAGGTCGTCGCGAATCTGCGACACCACATGCCTAATCCACTTCGGCACGATTCCTCCAGCCATCGCGCAGTAATACGCGAACCCGTGCATCAGCTCCCCGTTCGAGAACGAATAGCCCTCGCCGTACACGGAACTCTTGTATTCTGAAAGCTCCCACGCCTCGACGTTTGACAGCGGGATGTGCTCGTCGGCGAAGATGTAGGACAGCGTGAAAAGCTCGGTCGTGTTCCCGTTCGCCTCGGACTCCAGCAACTTCTCCCTCATCTTGCACAGCCTCGCTGGAGGATAGTACATCCTGACGGATATTTTCCCGAATTCCGTCACATTGTACTCCTCGTCGATGCACCCAGTTTCCAGCAGGTACTTGGAGACATCGACCCAGTGCAACACGACACCCTGCGTGGATGCCAGAGAGCGCGAATACCATTTCTGGAAAGACCCCTCGTCGTAAACACGGTCAATCCAAGGCAGAACGTGGAACGCCACCTCCTTGACGGTCGAAAGCTCCGACTTGACGGGAGGGGTTTCGTCGTTCAGGCATTTGTCGGCGTAGTCGCAGTCCTGAGAAGGGCAGAGGATAATAGCCTTGCCTGGTTTGGTATAGCTCCTGCCAGCCCTTCCGATAGCCTGCTTGATTTCCTCGATGTCCACAAGCTCACGCGCCCGTCGGACACCGCATATCACCACCTCGTCAATCATTGCAAATCGCCTTCATCCTCGTCGTCTTGGACATGGAACTTCTTCTTTTTCTTCTTGTCCTGCTTCGGGGATTCGTCGAAGCTCCATTCCTTGTTCTTGTTGCCGTACTTCCTCTTGTTGTCCCATTCGGACTTCTGCTTCTTGTGACCGTGCATTGTTTCCCTTTTGTTTCACATTTCCTTGTATCCGAGTTCTTCGAGGACTTTGACCACCTCGTTGATGGAACCCAAGTTGTTCACATCTCCGAACACCACGGAGAACCCACAGCAAAACCAGCGTGGCTGGTTGTTCCAAAAGCTACTGGTGTGTATTGGCTTGAAAAAATCCGTATTGGCTTCTGGAACCTTCTTCTTGATTTTCTTGGCATCGCTCTTGATACGCTCGCCAAGCTCGTTCACCTTCTTCTTAACGTCGGCGAAGAATTTGTTCTCCTCGGCGCAGTCGAACGACGCGAAGAACGTCACGCGCCCTCTTGTCATCTCGTATTCGAGGTAGAAATCCGATTTCGCGGCCTCGTTCGCAATCTTTTCAATCTTGTTGCTGTCCATATGTCATTCCTCTTTCAAATCGTCCAAATCAATATCATAATGCTCGGCGAGCCATTGCTCGATTTCCTTGTTGTACACGCGCTTCTCGCTCTTCCTGACGGGTGTCTTGCGCCCCACGACGGGTTGCATGGAATCGTTCCTCACGCGCCTCCTGTCCACCTTCTTGTCGATTCTACGCTCCTCAATCGGCACGTCGAAATTGTCCCACTGGGACTGGTTCACAAGAGCACAAGCCTTGTGACCTTTTGCTGTCAAGCCAGTCAGCATGTACGTAAGATGCCCTCTGACATCCGTGCGTATCTTCGCCGTGACCTCGAATTCGACCTTCGCCTTCTCGCATGGCACGTATGTGACGAATTTCATTCCTTCCCCCTGATTTTAACCTCGGAGGCGCATGTTATGCCTCCATCGCGGATTTCGGTCATGTTGACCACTTCCTTGTCCGTGTCGAAAAGATACAGCGTGTGGTTCTGGTAGTCCTTGCCGTTGTAAATCGTAAACTCGCGTGTGAGCGGTCTTGTGCCGAGGTAGAGATGGCATTCTGGATGCCCCTTCATGAACTTGTCCAGCTCCTCGACGGTCGTGATTGTAATCCTCATAACGTAACCCCCATTCCCAGTGACGACGTGCATACCAAGACGTTCAAGCCAGAGTACTCGTTCCTGAAATCGGCGATTATCTTCTCCCTCGTCTGTGGCTGGACACCCGCGTTGTAGAACGCGCAGGGCACGTTGTAGTCCCTCAAGAATTTGCAAATGCTCTCGCCCACGACCTTGGAATGGACGAAGATAAGCATCTTCTGCTCCTCCTTCGACACCTTCCTGGCCTCCTTCAAGAGCCATTTCTGCTGTTCGTTAAAGTCCTCCGCTATCTCGACGGACTTTATCAGCTCCGTCGGTCTCCATGCCGAGTTGACGTATCTTGTCGTCTTCGCGTTGCAGGCTTTCAGCCACTTGGCGATTTCGACATAATTTGACAATGTTCCAGAAAGGCACACAATACGGCAGTTCGGGTTCAGCATCGTGATGTTCATGACCAGCGACTCGCTCCCAGAGCCACGAGACTCGTCCATGAGCAGGTGCGCCTCGTCGAACACGAGCACCGCGACATCCTTAACCCATCTGTCCCTCGCACGGCAACGCAGGTTCATGGACTCGACCGTTGACACGATGAGGCGCGAATTCTCGAAGTCGCTCTGCGTCGTCTCGTTGTCGGACGACACCAGCGCGATGGGGTACTCCCTGAACGTGTCGTGACGGCTCCATTCCTGATGCTTCTCGTTGCCGATGGCTTTCAGAGGCGACACATAGACGACCTTGTTCGTGTCCTTTCTCGCCAGTTCGTAGCCCATTATCGCCTCGGCTATCGCGGTCTTCCCAGACGCGGTTGACGCTGACACGACCAGATTGCAGTCCTCCGTGAAAAACGGGACGCATTTCGCCTGAACTGGATTCCATTCATCGAAGTCGAAATCGCAGTAGGGGTAGTCCAACGGTGTCTTGTAAGTGGTCATTCCTTGAATTCTTTTCTCATTTCACCGAGGATTCTCTGCCTTTCCACGGGGACTCTGCATACGCACAGCCTCTCATAGCCATTCCTGTAGATTTTCCTCGCATCCTTGTCCGCGCTTGAGCCGTCCATGTACTCCACATGAAGCACGTCATGGAAGTTATAAACCCTGAGACTGTCGTCTTCCCCAAGGGATTCAAGCTCGTCGTTCGACAGCCTGACAAACTCCGTGCCTTTCTTTTTCATGTTGGGATGCTCAACATGGAGACGGCAATCAACAACACTTGTCTGCATCGTGCTTTCGTCAGTTACGGTCTTTTCCTCAATGCCAATCCCGTCGTCCTCGCCCGTCACATTGCTGGACAGAAAATCGCGGATTGCCTTGTCGATGGAATCGTATTCCATGACACGGACTGGGTTTTCAATTCTTGCCGTTTCTTCATTGTCCAAACTCGATGTGTCAATAAAGTCCTCTGGGTCTTCGCAATATTCGCAAGTACTGTAAACGGCGCGAGTCCAAATCGCCTTGACCTTATTCATCTTCATCACCTTCGCTTTCCGCAAACCGCTTCAAGTACTTGTTCCTGTACCTGTTCTTCCTGTAAACCTCCCTCGCGTCCGCGTTCGCCGACGTTCCGTCGGCATACTTCAAATCCAGAACATCGCGCATGAAGTAGTAGCTGACCATGCCACCTTTGTCGTACATCTCCTCTATCTCGCTTTCGTCGAGAGGGATGAAATCCCCGTTTTCATCCTTCTTCACGCTGTCATGCTCAATCCAGATTCGCCTCTCCGTCAGGAGATTCGCGTGGCTGACGCAATTGCTCTCGATGCTTATCTCCACGGTGTCATCCGTGGCGCGGTTGTCAAGGAAATCCCGAACAGCCTCATCGACGGAGGCGTACTTCCTGACGACGACGGCATCTCCGAGACCGTCGGTCTCCTTCTTGTCGTATTCCGTGCTGTCAACCCAGTAGTCGTACTCGATGTCCGTGAAATTGTACACGATTCTGTACCAAGTGGCTTTGACTTTTCCTGATTTTCCCATGTTGCGCTCCTTTGTGCAAATCAATGAATCTGTTTCATTTGAAACAATACATCTCCATTAATATACACCGCGCTTCGGGAATTTCAAGCTTTCTTCGGCGGAATTTTCTTCCATTTCTCAACAAGCTCGTCTATCTGGCTCGTCTTGTACTTGTATATCTTCCTGACCTCCTCGCATTCGTCGCTCTCGGTCGCGTTCCTGCAAGCCTTGCAGTGCTTGCATTTCTTCGTGCATTCCTCGAATTCCTCGTCGTAGTACCCGAAGCAGGAGTATGGGATGAATATGGTCTTTGGTGCTGGCATAATCTTACGCTCTCCTTATGGAAATTTGATTCACATATAATTATACCAGCATACTGTTTCAGAAAAGGAATTCCGTCTCGGAGCCGTCGTCGGTCGGCGGTTCGAAGTCGTTCATTCTGATGTTGAACGTGTCGCTGTACTTCTTTTTGATGTTGTAGATGACCATCGCGAACGTCGCGTCGTCGTACCCAGACTTCTCGCGAAGTTCCTTGTACGGGATTTTCAGGTTCTTGTCGTATGCGTCGATGATGTCGTTGCTCATCGACATGATGATGTCGAACACGAACGACTCCGCCTTGTCCAGCTTGCCCCTGAATTCCTCGAACTGCTCCCTCCACATCGTCTTCTTCAGCTCGCTGTCAGCCATGCTCTCCTCGTCCGTCCTGAACACGATGACATCCCCCGTGTCCTGCGAGTTGCTTCCGTTGTCCTGCGGTTCCTGCGGGGCAACGATGTCGTCGTACAGGCAGAAGCGCGAATTGTAGCGGTTCACGCTCTGGTGCAATGTGTTGATGACCGAATTGGCGACGATGGTTATCCATGTTGAAACCATAGTCCCCTTCCCTTCTTTCCACGTGTGCTTCGACTTGACGATTTTCTTCCAAATTTCCTGGTACACGTCCTCCCAGTCCATCATCACGCCGTTCTTGTGCATGACCTTGTAAATCATCTTCTTGATTGCCTCGTGGAATTCCTTTTCCTCCGCGCTCGTCAAGTCGCCGTACTTGAACTTAATCATCAATCCCCTGTTGATGTCGTTCTGGCAGATGCGCTTCACGGGATGGCGTTCGGTTATCGTGTCGAGATACCGAATCTTCCCGTATGCGCTCTTGAATTTGTCCATGTCGATGGTCATGTCACTTCCTCTCACGCCTAATCCTCTCTCTTTCCCGCTCGACAATCTCCAGCCTAGCGTCGTAGTTCGCGTTGCCAGCGTGCAACGCATCGTCCATAATCTTCAGAAGTTGCACCCTGTCGAACTTCTTCGGGTCTTTCCCGTCGGGGAAGTTCAGCACGTCGATGTTCTCGATTTCCCCGTACAACGCGCCGACAGCCTTCTCCGTCGCCACGCACCCCGCCACGTCCATGTCGAATCCGAGGTACAATTCCTTCGGGTTCATCTTCTTGAGCATCGTCTTCTGCTCTGGCTTGAGCGATGTCCCGTGGATGGACACGCAGTCGATGCCCTCCTGCAACAGCTTGATGGCATCGCGCTCGCCTTCCACAATCACAAGCTCGTCCAAGTCGTCCCCGCCGTTGAGGACTTCGTACTGCCCGTACAGGTGGTTCCTCGACTGGAAACCTGGGCAATACAATGTCTTGCGGTAGCTCTTGCGGACGGAATCCTCCGTCACGGACGAGTCAATCCTGTGCATCTTGTCGTAGTTCCTCTTCACCCACCAGTCTTCGCCCATGTAGTTGACGGCGATGTACCCGCAGACCTCATGCTCGGAGTTGATGAACGGAATCATCGCCCTGCCTTCGAGATACCCGTGCTCGATGGAGCAGATGCCGAGGAAGTCAACCGTGTCCTTTGTTATCCCGTCGTTCGCGAAATAGGCGAGGCATTCGTCGCTGACATGCCCGTGCGAAAGGAGGCGTTTCATCATCGCGATTCCCTTCGCAAGCTCCTCCTGACGCTTTATCTCGATTTCAGCCCTGTTCGTCTCAACGTTCTCGTCGATGATGAAGTCTGGCTTCGGAAGAACCAACGCCTCGCCGTTGGTGAGCTTCTTTATCGTCTCCTCGACCGTCGGGAGGCGGTAGATTCGCTTGGCGACATACACGAAGTTGGATGCCCTTCCCGATGTAAAGCACATGCAGTCGCCGTTCTCGGCGGACATGAACCACTTGGGCAAATGTTGCGCATGCCCGTCGTGCAGGAAGTGGTCGGGGCAGTAGCCCTTCCACTGGTTCCCGTGGATGAGCATGGGACGGACGTTCCACGACTCAAGGATGCCCCTTACGTCGCAGGACGACATCACCATGCGTTTCAGTTCGTCGGTCAGCTCGACATCCTCGTGCTGAACTTCCTCGCGCTGGATGTCGTCGCAGACTTTCCTAAGATGGCTCTCAAAATCACCCATTGTTCAACTTCTTTTTCTTTTCCTCTTCCAAAGCAATAAGCTCGTCCAACGTCATCTTGTGCCCTATGCTGTCCGAGTTCCTTTTCTCCACCTTCGGAGACTCGTAGGACTTATCGTCGAACGGAGTCAACGCCTCAGCGTCCGTCGGGGAGGGAGGCGGTTCCTCTTTCCTTCCCTCTGCCACTGGAGGAGGCTCTGGCTTCTTCTCTTCGACAGACGGCTCGCTCGGCGGTTCCTCTTTCTTTTCCTCTACAGGAGGCTCGTCAGAGGATTCCTGCTCCTCTTCGGGTTCATCAGCGTCGGCTTCCTGAGAGTCAGGCTCTTCGCCTTCCGTGGACTCCTCTTCCTGTTCTGGCTGACCGTCCTCTTCTGATTCAATCCCCTGTTGTTCCTCCGACACATCGTCAGGCAGGAAATTCTGCTCCACGTCGGCTGGCTTGTCCTCTTTCCCCTCTTCCTCGGACGAACTGCTGGTCGGCGCATTGCCAAGCAAAGCGTCGTCCTTGTCAATCTGGACGGCTGTCTCGTCGGAAGACGCGCCTTCCGCATCGGCTTTCTCCTGCTCGGCTTTCTTGCGGTCGTCTTCAGCTATTTTCTCCCTCAGCCTCACCATTTCGCGTTCAAGGTCTTTCAGCTTCGCCTTGTTCAAGGATTCCATTGAAATCTCGGAAACCATGCTACCAGGCGCGAGGGTCTCGTCGCACATCTTCAACGCCTGATTCGCCATTTCCTCAAGCACGGCTTCATCTTTCGAATCCCCGTCCTCTTCGTAGAACACGCCCGTCGGTGCGTGCATCTTCTGTCGGAACACGAACGCCGAACCGTCGCGGTTCTTCGGAACGCACAAGACCAGATGGTGCATCTCTGGGACTTTCTCGCCGTCCTGCGCGGACGTGGTGGCTGTCTGGTTGACGATGCCGATGAGCGTGTTCGCCGAATGCACCTTCCTCTTTGTGCCGAAGACATCGCTCTGGTTCAGGAACGGGCGTTCCTTGCGCTCCTGCTTCTCGGCTTGTATGCCTGCCTGCGTCGCAGTCACCAGCGGGACGTTGCAGTTGATGGCGACCTGCTTCAAATCGCTTGTCACCTTACCGCCTTCGTCGTTTTCGGAATACGCCTTCTCGCATGGCTTCATCAGGTCCAGGTAGTCCACGACGATGACATCAATCTTGATGCCCTGCATCTCCAACTGGCGGTATGCGCGTTCAATCCACGTCGCGTCCGTCTGCTGAGGGAACTCGTAGATGTATATCGCGCCCTTCGCGTTCTTCTCGCCGTCGGAGTATTTCTTCAACGCAATGTACTGCTCGTCGGTGTACGTGCCTCGCTTGAAGACCGAGTACAATGCCCCCGAATCGGCGGACATGTACTTGGAGCGCATCTGGAATTCGTTCTCTTCGTTGCCACAGTGAAGGACGTTCCTGCCAGACTTGCGGATGTTGCAAGCCATCGCCTTCATCAGCGTGGACTTGCCCTTGCCAGACAGACCGAACACGACCGTCAGCTCCGCAGGGAACAAACCGCCCGTCTTCTCGTCGAACTTCTTGAACCCAGTCGGTATCCCCGCGAAGATTTCGGGATGGTCATGGCGTTTCTTGACTTCCTCGAACCAGTCCTCATTATCCTTGTGGAGGTTGTAAATTCGGTTCTCCTTCTGGACGGTGCCCAAGTCGATTGACTTGCGTTTGAGCATGTCGGCGGCTTCGGCGTAGTCCCCGTTCTCAAGTGCCTTGTACGCATCGCGGATAATCGCCTCGGTCGAATTGGCAAGCTGGATTTCCTCTAGGTTCTGGAGAATCACTTCCAGCGATTCGTTCGGCGTGGTTTTGCTGATAAGGTCGTATTCGGTGGTGATGTCGTCGATTCTGACCTTGTCCTTTTCAGGGTCGTACCGTTTCTTGATTTCGTATTCGAACTGCTCCTTCGAGAGCGTCGTGCGCTTCTCGTTGAACGTGCGCGTGATGCAGTCGTAGATGAACAGACGGCTCTGCGTCGTGAAGAATTCCGAACGGTGCTTCCCTATCGTGCGTTGCAGGTTGAGCTTGTCCAGAAGCAATGCGTGGAGCAACTGGCGTTCCAGACTCGCATTCACGGTTGAAACGCGGTTTGTTATGTTTGCAGCGAATTTCAGTGGCATGTCATTTTCCTCGTACTTTAAACTTTATACGATTAATATGACATGAAAAAGAAAAAGCCACGGGGAAGTTGCCCGTGGCAAATGGCGATTACCATATTCTGACGATATAATCGACCAGCAGTTGCTTTAGCTGGAGGAATCGGTCAAGATACTCGTTTTCCTCCTTCGTCCATCTCAGCAGGTCAAGCGCGAGGTCGTTGCTGTATGCCTTCAGACTGCCTCCAGAAAGCTCGATGCCGACCATCGTCTTTACAAAATAAGGCGTGCAGAAATGCTCGATGAGCAACACCCGCCTTCGCAACCACTTCCTGCCCATCAGCTTTTCAACCGCCATCAGCGGGGCGATTATCTCGTCGTAGCAGTTCGACAAGGCGATGACCTTCCTTTCGATGCAGAAGTCCTTTTCCATGAACATCTCGAAAAGACCGTCCTTCACGTTCTCGCATTCCATGAACGCCTTCACGTCGTTGTCCTTCTCGACCAGCTTCATCTTCTCCTTGACGGCGCGTCTGATTTCGCAGTCAAGCCCCTTGATGATGCACGGCAAGATTGTCACCTTGCTTCTCATGTCGTGCGTCTTGCAATACTCCGACACACGTTCCGTATCGAGCGGCACTTCCAATCCGTTAATCATCGTTGAACTCCCCGAATTCAATGTACTCCGTGACGATATGGCACAGCGAGAAGTAGCCGATAATCCAATTCCATTCGCCACTGTTGCAATTGGAATATAAAATCCCGTCCACTTTCTTCTCCACTTCATTCAAGACGCATCCGACTTTCTTAATCCAGTCTTCTCCACCGCACAGCTTGACCGCCTTGTGTATCTCGCGCTTGATTTCATCCCATCCAGCTTCGTCCTGATTCTTGACGACCCACGAGAAGACATCGGTCTTCACTTGGTCGAATCGGACGTACCTGATAATGTCGTTGTCGTCCTCCGCCTCCGACCGCAACTTGGCTATCTTTTCGGAAACCCCGTTGTCGAGGTTTTCGATTAACATTTTCGCCAAATTGAAATTCTCTCTTTCGCTCTTCGTCATGGTTTTTGCTCTTTTTGTAATATGGCGACAAAAAGAGAGCCACGGCGCGAACCAACCACGCGCCGTGGCTCATTGTGTTACCAACCACACAGGAAAATCTTTGTCATGCCTTCAGCTCCCACTCCTTTATCTTTTTCAGGATGTGAGCGTCGAGCTTGCGAATGTCGTTGCCGTCGAAAACGGTGGTGTCGCCATCGACACGGAACTCCTCGCCGAAGAAAGCGTCTCCGTAGAGCTTGTTGTTGCGCGAAGCCTGCTCCTCGCAGAGGGAGACGTGCCACCGACGGGTCTTCGGAGTCTTCTCGAACTGGAAAACGTCAATCGTCAGAAAATGGTCTTTGTACGGAACGGACTTCCAGAAGTACGTCTCGTCGTTGTCTCGATAGACGTATCCGTTCTTCTTCATCCATGTCTTCTGATGCCGTGTGTTCATGATTCGCTCCTTTTCGATGGTGTTTTATTGTTTACGCCATTAATATACATCCGTCGTCGGCGATTGCAAGCGGAAACATGAAATTTTTCGCGGTTTTTCTTCACGACAGGAATTTCACGTCCTTGTTCTTCCATTCCTCGACGCTCTTCATGAGATGCGCGTCGAGCTTTCGGATGTCTTTTCCATCGAGAATCACCAGATTGTCGTCCACGACCAGCATCCCGCCCATGTACGACTGACCAAAATAAGGATGAGGCTTGCCCGTGGGATAGTTGTATTCGACCTCCACGTGCCATCTTGACTTCGTGGTTCTGTTCCCATCGTCGTCCCTAGCCCACAGCCATACGCAGAAAGAAAGAAACGCATCCTTGAACGGAACCATTTTCTCGAATGTGCGCCTCTTGTCGTCGGCGGACATCCGCTTGTCCTCAGAATAGCCGTTCTGCTTCATCCATGTTATCTGATGTCTTGTATTCATATTCCTCCACGGAATAACCCGCCTTCCTGAACCAGTCCGCCACGAGATGCCTGTGGCAGAAATCGCCTGGCTTTTCATAGCATACCATCGCGAATGTCTTCCCGCCAGCCTTCTCCTTCAGCTTCGCCCATGTCTCGTGCGGGTCGAACCTGTCGAGGACTTCCTTCTGGAAATTCTCGATGTAGAAGTTGTTGTCGTGCGTTTCCTTCCATTTCGAGAAGAACCACCACCGTGGCGCGAGCTTCCTGTACTCAAGACCAGTCCACCAGTCGGGGGACTTGCCACAGATTGCGATTGGCACGATGTCCTCTGGCAGGTCTTTCACCTTCGCGAAATACGTCGTAAAGCAACTCTCCATGTTTATTCCCCATGAGAAACGGCATGCGTTGCCTTGTCAAGACGAGAGAACATTTCGCTGGAATTCTGCATTATCAGCCTTATTAAATGCATCTGGTTGCGCGGACTGCTTCTCAGCCAATACTCAGCATATTCTGGCAGACGGTTGTAGCAGTCGTTGAGAAGCTCCATTTCATCAGGGGTGAACTCTTTCCCAGTGAATGCATTTGTGAATTCGTCATCGCTCATGCCCTTTAGTTTCTGAGACAATGATTCATTCACTTTTCCCCATTCTTTCTCTTCCATTTCAATCCTCCTTGTTTTCAACCCTAGTCCCATTGCCATGATTGTTTCTTAAATCTCATAATGCGGGCACTGGTTGCAACCGTTGCAATTGATGCAACGGATTGTGTTGCCAGTCGCACATCCGCTTCCGTTCATGCAGAAACCGAAGCCATTAAACGTCTCAAATTTCAAGTCTTCGAATTTCATGTTATTACTCCTTTAGATTTCGTAGTGAGGACATTTGCATTGACCATTGCAATCAACACAGGTCATTGCCATTTGTCTCCATTCAAGGATTTTTGGATGATTCCATACTTGAGTCATATAATTTTTGTATTTTTCATTTGTCAAATCAATACCTTCTTCCCATCCTTTTTCTCTTTCCATAAAAGAACAAGGAAAAAGTTCTCCTTTTACATTAACAAAAATACTGAATTTTGTTGACTCGCAGGACTCGATGCACATGCTGATTTTCTTGAATTCCTCTGGCTTGTCGGCGTAAAGCTCCTTCAGGACGGACAGGAGCTTGTTCGCCCCGCAGGAGTCGCATCCGTAGAAGATGTTGTTGTCATGCATGAATACGACCGCCTTCCTGAAAGTCTCGTCGTCCATCCTGTTGTACGCGACACCGCGCCCCTTCTTCTTCAACGAGAGCATGACAATCGCGCCCATGTCCTTGAGGCGCGGGTCGTTGAGACGGTCGTTAAGGACTTCGAACACAAACCCCTCGGTCTCCTTGGAGATGAGCAAGTGCATGTTGACCTTGAAATTGCCCCTCCCCTGCCTCTTCGCCTCGTCGGTGAGCAACTTGATGGAGTCGTAGCAACGGTTCTTATCACGCTGGTAGCACGACACCGCGCATGCCCCGCAACGCCTGACGATGTTCTCCGCCACGTCCTGCTCGATGTCGGCGACCGTGACGTTCGGCATCACGCCGTTCTCAATGGCGTAGTCCATGATTCTCCACACGTCGGGGTTGGTCTTGCATTCTGCGTCCACCCCGAACGCAATCTGCGTAATCGTGCGTTGCTGGTTCATCTTGTCGAAAATCACTTTGAAGGTGTCGAAAGTCATATACGAACCATTCGGAGTATTACTTTTGTAGCAATTATGAACCAAAACGCCATTGGCAAAATAGTTTTCATTCGGCAAACAATGAAAATTATAAACTTTACCACTAAACTTTTCTTTTGTAATTGACTTAATTTTCATTGAATTCCTCTTTCAAAATGTTGCAATGAGCATAATCTCCACCATTGGCAAGCAACGCATTGTCATAGGCAATCGCCGCTTCTTCCTCAGTTGCATAACTGCCAAGATATATGGATTTTCCACCTATCCTAATCGAAGAAACAAATTTGTTGTAATTTTGGCACACTCCCTTGTATTTTCTTTTTGTTCTTTTGAATCTTCCACGATTAAGCTTTTGCTCTCTTTGGCTTGCCCATCTGCAATTTTCGGGAGAATACCCTTTTGAATTGTCAATTCTGTCAAGTGTATATTCCTCGCCTGGTTTTTCTCCCATATCTGCAACAAAATTATCAAAATTATGCCATCGTTCGCAGACCGTTATTCCATTGTCAGCGTAGCATTCATGTTTATTCCTTTTTGGATTATAACATCTAAACAGCATTGTTTTCCATGTATTCATTAAGGGATGATGACTTTTGTTAGGAGAAACAGAAACACAATCTTCACAGAACAGCATTCCTTTTCTTTTAATTATATTCCCACAAATCAGGCATTTTCCACGGCTACTATCATAACATTCTTTAGAACACACATCTCTTGTATAAAATTCTTTTGTAAATTTTGGTTTTCCACAAACTTTGCAATGACAAAAATCCGTTTCTAAAACCAAATCCTCATTTCCAGTAAGGTCTTTCGCCATTACTTCTGTTCCGTCTTTTAAAAGAAGCGGATGCTCTGGAGTAAGACGAAGAATAGTGCCATTCTCAAGCTCAAGGACTATCAATTCGCCATCATAGTCCCTTTCATATATTTCTTGAACAGAATTCCTATTTAAAAAATTCTTGCCAGATGAAACAAAATTACACGAAGTAACAGAATCACCAATTTTAATATTTTCAATTGGTTTATGAATACCGTCTGCCAGAGCAATTTCCGTCCCCTCTGGGAAGCAGAACGGGCATGGCACCCTCACTCCGTCCTTGTCGCGGATGCCGTTGCAGGCCGTGGTGATTTCGATGTCCGCGATTTCGTTCCCCCACGGGCAATGGGTGGGGTTGTCCTCCTTCTTCTCTCCCCATTTGAGCGTCAGACCGTCCGACCTTCGGAACGCCAGATGGAACTTGTTGTCCTTGCCGACAATCATCCTGTTGCCGTTTTCGAGCATCTGCACCTGATGGTCTGGATAGTCGAAGACGAACACCTTCTTCTTCGGCTTGCTCGCCTTTGTCTTTTGCTTGCTTTTCGCCATGTTCATGTCCTTTTCGCCATTGATTGAAAAAACAGTTTTCTCATTATAATATACGCTGTTTTCCAAAAATTGCAAGCCAAGCGAATTGATTTTGGTAGCGCGTCTCGGACTCGAACCGAGAAAACAGCGAATTTTAAGTCCGCTCGCTATGCCAATTCGCGTAACGCGCCAGTGTCCTACTTCTTCTTTTCTTCTCTGAGAGCCTTCGCAAGCTCCTTGTACTTCTTCGCGTCCTTTCTCAGCTCCTTGACAAGCTCTGGGTTCTCATAGACATTGCCGATTACCTTGCACGCCCCCCAGTTCACATACGAGCTGAAGCCACCGCCAGCGTCCTCGCAACAGAACATCCCGTCGCCGAACACGACGACCGCAGTCCATGATTCGTCGGTCTCAACGATGTCGCCCTCGTAGATTTCCACGCCGTCGATGTCCTTGCAACCGATGTACGGCTGGATTACCCTTGCTTCATCTCCCATAAACCAAATTCCGTCTTTGCATGCCAAATCCATTGTTTCAGAGGAATGCGCAATATCCACAAACTGATGTAAAACGTTGCTCCACACTCTGAACTTCATTTCGGAATTCTTGCCCCGAAGCCAGAATTCGCTTTTCCCGAATGATTTTTTCTTTGGTTCCATGAAATTTCCTTTTTTATTTGAAAGCACCATTAATAATATGCATCGCAATCGTCTTTTGTCAAATTTAACCGCCGAAAAACGCCAGGCGATTCGGGCTTTTCGAAAGACGGCATGAAAACAAAAAAAGCGTCGGACGGAATCTCCGTCCGACGCTTTCAAGGCATCCAGATGCCGTCAGTAATAGCCGACCGCGCTGTTGTACGTGTCAGAAAGCGGGACTGGCTTCCCTTCCGCGTCCAAAAGAAGAACCCTGAGTTCTATGAATCCAAGATGCCCGTCCTTTCGGATAACATCGCCTTCGTGGAACACTTCCTTGACATACTCCCCTTCCGTGGCGGTAAAATGGGAGCACGACATCACGGAATGGTTCACCGCCTCTTTCGTCAGCGTGGCGTAGTACTTGTAGTCCAAATTAAAACCGAGGTTCTGGAATGTCGGGGGAGTCCCGCTGTATCCAGTATTGAACCTCGTCAACCCGATTTCATCGAAATACTGGGTGCTGTTCTTCGCATAGCAGATTATGTCGCTCGGCGACTCAAGGAGCATCTCATAGGTCAGGTTCGGCGCGGGGTTGCTGACAAGGCGTTTTGTCAACGCCCAGACCCATCCGTAGCTGGTGGAATGGTGGGGCTGGTCCCCATCGTAGAACGTGCCCGTGCCGTTGAAACCCATAAGGCAATAGCGGTGTTGCCACGTCCCCTCCTGTACGCTTTCCCCGCCACTCGAACCCTCATGGAAAAACGTCACGTCGCTGTTCGCCATGTCACCGCTCCACCAGCCGTTGAACTGCTTGTAGTCGCCTGTCCCTCCGACAGCCCACACGCCTCCGACATGCGGGAACTTCGAATAGCAGACAAGCGTGTGACCCGCTGGCACGGTATATTGGAAAACGCTCCTGTCCCCGTCCATGCCATAAGTGGATTGCTGACCTATAAGCAATAATTCAGTGTTGATAGACATTTATAATCTCCTGTGTACATTAAAGCGAGCCAGACGCGCTCAGCGAGGCGATGAATTTCTCCGCCTCGTTTTCTATGGCGAAAGCGTCCCTCTCGACCACGACCTTCCCGTACAGCAACGGGAACACCTCTGGAAGCCTCAGTATCGACCACGCGACAAGACCGAACTGGTTCTGTTGCCACATGTGCCTCAGTTCATGTATCGCGATGCTGGCGAGGCTCACAATCCAGTCCCTCACGACCGTCTCCTTGTCCCTCCCATTGGGAGGCGGGGCGAGATAGATGTCGCTCCCGTACAGCGGTCTCGCCCCAAGCACGCCGTTGTCCAAGTCCATCGCGTCGCACCAGTTGTACTTGCACTCCGTGTCGAACGGAACTGTCGTCAGCCATCCCCCCTGCTCCGAGCTGGCGTATTTCCTGAGAATGCTTGTCAGCCACTCCCTTTCAATCGTTGAAAACGGACGGCTGTTCCTCTTCATCTGACTGGTCGTAAGCAACATCTTGATTCCTCCCTTGTCTGTTGTCTCCGATTAGGAACTCCTTGGGTTCGTCCCGACGGTCGCCCAAGTACCCGCTGGCAATTCAAGTCCGAGCAGGTCGGCGTAGTTGTTCGCCACCGTGCTTCTGGCCTTGACAACCGTGCCCGCCGACAGCACAAGCTTCATCGGCTCCGATACGGTCGAGCCTATGCCAAGATAGAACCCGTCCGAATCGAACGGGTCTTTCACCGTGACCGTGCTGAAAGTCGTCGAACCCTGCTTGAACGTGACTACCGCGCCAACGGAATCCCTTGCCCTTGTCCTGAAAACGACGTATTCCTTCCCCGCTGGAACCGTGTATATGGTCTGGTCTGAGTTGGCTGTCGTTATCTTGTAGCTTATTTCCTTGAAAGGCATCTGGCATCTCCTTGATTTAATCCGAACGTGTTTCCATTATTCTACTGATTATAAACAAAAAGGAGTGCCTTTCGGGAAGTCCGAGGCACTCCTTCGCCATGACATCGGCGGTTATTAGTTGGAATGGCTGTACGACGTGAATTCCAGCGTGTATCCGCTGAACAGGCTTCTCACGGTCGCTTCTGGGGCGGGGACTCCGTTGCCGTCGAGGAGCATGCCAATCAACGCGCAGTTATCCTCGAACCCGCCAGCGTTGGGCACGTAGCTTATCCTGTCTCCAGCATTAAATGTCATCTTCTCCTTGTACGGGCTGAAGCCATACTGCTCGTTGTACTCGTCTGGATAGATTGCGTAGTCGCTGATTCTCTTGGCGTTCTCGCTCGAATCGGATGCCCCGTTCGGGATAAGATGCAGATAGACAGGACCAAAGACATCGCCAGGCTGAGACTCGCCCTCCGTGTAGGGGGAAGTCAGCCAGATGAAGTACGGGGGCGTGCCCTCATAGCCAGAGCAGTTGTTGAAAACGACCCTTGACGGCATTCCAGGACCATCGGCTTCCTGCCTTTCATACGGCACTTCATACCCATTGGCGGATATGGTCGTGTTGCAGGCGATAATACGGGTGAACGTACCGCCATTCGCTATCTCCTGTTCAATCAGCTCGTCGCTGTTCAAATCCCCTTCGTCATCACTGTCAGCAATCATCCAGTTTATACCGCCATTGTATGTCTTTGTAGAAAAGGCGACAAGTCTTGTTTTATACCACGACTCGCTCTCGCTATCCGCGCACTGCTTTTCCCATATCGGCGTGGTGACACCGCCTGGAAGACCTTGCGCATTATGCGGGAATTCAAGCACTTTGCTATATTTGCCATTGATGTCGTCGCTCCAGAAGCCGTTGAACTTCTCGTAGAAGCCAGTGCCCCCGAACGCCCACAGACCAGCCGTAAAAGGCTCCCCGCTCGACGACGAGGACGAACCTCCGCTCGTGCCGATGCTCCTCGACGCTTTATAAAGCACGAACCTGTACCCGTTTGGGACCACTATGCTGTATCCCAGACTGAGATTGCTGTTATTCAGTTCTATCTTGAACAAAGTGACCGACATATCCCTCCTCCTTGGAATCACGAATTGGACTGGTTCACATTCGTCCATGTACCAGCGTCCAACTCAAGCCCGATGATTTCGACCATCGCCCCCGCGACCGAACTCTTCCCCTTTATGGATTGCCCCGCTGCGAACAGGGTCTTCTCGTAGTTGCTCCCATCGACAACATTATCCGTGGAGGTGAGCATCGAATCTCCGAGGCTGTTGTCCACGGTCAGAGTG